AACAACAATTTACAGTAAAAACACTTGACAAAACAGGTGTAAGTGTTGTATAATAGCGACATATTTAATTAGTTTCTCCATAAAGGACAAAGAAACATGGACAAAAAGTTACAAAGTTATTATGAGAATCAATTCTCCATGATGACAACCCCTGGTTGGCAGGAGTTTATTGAAGATGCTGAAGAAATGTTCAAATCTATCAATAATGTGATGCCGATACAGACAGAACAAGAGTTACACCTTCGCAGAGGGCAACTAGACATCCTAAATTGGGTGATTAGCCGTAAAGGTGTAGCTGAACAGTCCTACGAGCAACTCATGTCGGGAGACACGGTAAATGCCTAGGATATTTGAATTCCAGTGTGAAGCTGGACATCTCACAGAGAAATACATTGGTTATGAGACAAGTGTAGTTCCTTGTGAGGCTTGCGGTAATGATGCTAAACGGATTATTTCTGCAGTCCGAATCTCGTTAGACGGTACAGACCCAGTGTATGTATCAGCTCACGATGCTTGGGCTAGGAAACATGAAGAAAAAGCAAAGCAAGAACGCAAGCAGAACGAAGCCTGAGACACCTCAAAAGAGCCTCAGAATATAAATCCTAAAATCACTTGATTCGGTGACAGGAGACTTTAAATGGCAGCAAACTTTATTGACCAAGACGAACTGTTTAATGGCAGTGAGCAAGAAGAAGTACAAGATGTTACAACCCCAGTCCCAGACTCTACAGGAGCGGACAACACTGAAGTGGTTGGCAACAGTGAACCAGAAGTAGAAGTGGAAGAGTTACCTGAGAAGTATAAAGGTAAGTCTGCTTCACAGATAGCAAAGATGCATCAAGAGGCTGAAAAGCTTATCGGTCGTCAAGCTAACGAAGTTCACGAAGTACGAAGTCTTGCAGACCAGTTATTAAAACAACAACTCGAATCTAACAAGAAAGTTCAGCAACAGCCGATTGAAGAATCGCTTGAAGAAGACTTTTTTGCAGACCCTAAACAGGCTGTTAACAGACAAGTTGAGAAGCACCCTGCAGTAATTGAAGCAAGACAAGCAGCACTTGAAATGAAGAAGATGAAGACAGCTCAACAGTTGTCTGCCAAACATCCAGACTTTATAACTATTGCCAAAGACAATGGTTTCCAAGATTGGGTTAAATCTTCAGCAATTCGATTGAACTTGTTTGCTAAAGCGGACGCAGAATACGATTTTGAAGCTGCTGATGAATTGTTATCTACTTATAAAGAGATTAAACAAATCAAAGCACAACAGGTTGTCCAACAGACAGCTCAGTCAAATGAAGTAGAAGCTAACGCACAGAAAGCTGCAATGAAAGCTGCAACAGTCGATGTTGGCGGTACTGGCGAGACAAGTAGAAAAGTATATCGTAGAGCAGACCTTATTAAATTGAGAATGACAGACCCTGACAGGTATGAACAAATGGCTGATGAAATCATGGACGCATACGCAACAGGAAGAGTCAAGTAATTTTAGTATTTAACTTAAACTTTTAAAGGAAATTTATCATGGCATTAGTAGGCGCAGCATATCCAGGTGGTTCAACCTCCGTAGTAACAAAAGCAAATGCAGACAAGTTCATACCAGAAATTTGGTCTGATGAAGTTATCGCTGCTTACAAGAAAAACCTAGTATTGGCTAATCTTGTTCGCAAAATGTCTTTCAAAGGCAAAAAAGGCGATACACTGCATATCCCTAAACCAACTCGTGGTGTAGCTAACGCTAAAGCAGCTAACACTGCAGTTACCGTTCAAGCTGACACAGAGTCAGAAGTACAAGTTTTAATCAACAAGCACTTTGAATATTCTCGTTTCATCGAGGACATCGCTGCTGTTCAAGCTCTTTCATCACTACGCTCTTTCTACACAGAAGATGCTGGTTATGCATTGGCTAAACAAGTTGACGACGAGCTTATTGCTTTAGGTAAGACTTTTGGTGACGGTACAACAACTTATGTACATAGCAACAGCTACTTCATCGATGCAACTACTGGTTTAACAGCTTACGCTGTTGACACAGTAACTACATCTGATGTATTCACTGATGCTGGTTTCCGTAAGCTTATCCAGTTAATGGACGACGCTGATGTACCAATGGACGGTCGTAGATTTGCAATCCCACCATCATTGCGTAATGCAATCATGGGTGTGGACCGCTACAACTCTAGCGATTTCGTTGATGGTCGTGGTGTTCAGAACGGTCAAATCGGTAAGTTATATGGTATTGACATCTATGTGTCAAGCAATATGCCTACTATTGAGACTGCTGCTGACAACTCAGCTGGCGACGCTGTTAAAGCTGCTTTGTTGTTCCACACTGACACAATGGTGTTGGCAGAGCAAGTTGGTGTTCGCTCACAGACTCAGTACAAGTTAGACTACTTGTCAACTCTTTACACTGCAGATACATTGTTCGGTGTTAAGACAGTTCGACCAGAAGCTGGTTTCGTATTGGCTGTGAATGCTTAATTAAGCATTAAGATTCCCTGTTTCGGCAGGGGTCTTTTTTAAGAGTTCTTGAGAGAGCTTTTAAACAAGACACAAAGGATAAAAATGAGCATATATCGTGGTCCAGGCGGTGCAGGTGATGCAGTAGCTGACTCAGCAAGTGAAGCTTTATTAGTTCGTGAATTAGCTGCTGAAGTAACTGCTGACGCTGCTGCTGCAGAGGCTGCAAGAGTTGCTGCTGTTGCTGCTCAAGCTGCTGCAGAGACTGCAGAAACTAATGCAGAGACTGCTGAAACCAATGCTGAGACTGCAGAGACTAATGCTGAGACTGCACAGGCTGCTGCTGCTTCTAGTGCCAGTGCTGCATCAACTTCTGCAACTAACGCTGCTAACTCTGCTACAGCTGCTCAGACAGCTGAAACAAACGCTGAGACTGCTGAGACTAATGCAGAGACTGCAGAAACTAATGCAGCAAGTTCTGCTTCTGCTGCGTCTACTTCAGCGTCTAACGCTTCTACATCCGCTACTAACGCAAGCAACTCAGCAACAGCTGCTGCAACTTCAGCAACCAACGCAAGTAACAGTGCTACAGCTGCTGCTACATCAGCTACGAATGCTAGTAACTCCGCTACTGCTGCATCAACTTCTGCAACCAATGCAGCTAACAGTGCAACCGCTGCACAGACTGCAGAGACTAATGCAGAAACAGCTGAAACCAATGCAGAAACTGCACAAGCTGCTGCTGAATTAGCAGAGACTAATGCAGAGACTGCAGCAAGCAATGCTTCTACATCAGCAAGCAACGCAGCTAGTTCTGCTTCTGCTGCATCAACATCTGCAAGCAACGCTGCTACTTCAGCAACGAATGCAAGTAACTCAGCAAGTGCAGCATCAACAAGTGCTACCAATGCTAGTAACTCTGCTAGTGCTGCATCAACTTCTGCAACTAACGCAGCTAACAGTGCTACTCTAGCAGCTAGTTACACACCATCTCAAACAGGTAACTCTGGTAAGTTCTTAACGACTGACGGAACTAACACTTCTTGGGGTAATGTCTCAGGTTCTATTTCTGTTACTGGTGGAGATTTAACTCTATCAGGTAGCACAGGTACTGCAATCACTAATGCTACTTTAGCAACAGTAAATAGCAATGTAGGCTCATTCGGTTCATCAACTTCTATTCCTGTAGTCACAGTCAATGCTAAAGGTTTAGTCACAGCAGTATCTACTGCAAGCGTAGCTGGTGGACAGTACTTTGGTAGTGCAGCCACTAAAGCTATTGCTTATAACTCACAAACTATTGCAGAGAATGTCACAGTTACTGCTGGTAACAATGGCTTATCTGCTGGTCCTATAACAATCGATTCAGGCTTTACAGTTACTGTAGAGTCTGGAGCTAACTGGATAATTGTATAATGCCTGTAATTATTAATGGTACTACTGGAATTGATACTGTTCAAGATGGCATTGTTACTGATGCAAAGCTAAATCTAACAGCTAATAGCCAAGAGATTAAAGACTCGCTTAATGCTACTGGCTCTGCTCCTATTTATGCCTGTCGTGCTTGGGTAAACTATAATAGTTCATCACAAACAATTCGTAGCTCTGGAAATATTAGTTCTGTTACTTATGTAGCAACTGGTAGATATACACTTAATTTTACAACTGCTATGCCAGATACTAATTACACAAATGTGTATGGTGGGTGTCAAGACTTAACTTCTGCTGGTGTTGGTTATCATGTAGGTACTTTTACTCAAAGTGCAGCAATACAAACAAAGTCCACAACTCAACTGCAAGTTTGTATGAAAAGCCAAAGTGGTCTTGCAGCAGATAACGCAGATGTATCAGTAGCAATATTTAGATAAGGACTTAATATGAATCAAAGAATTATTTACCCTACTGATAATGGCGGTGTTGCTATCATTATTCCAGCCGATTGCGGTTTAACTATTGAAGAAATTGCCGCCAAAGATGTGCCTGAAGGTAAGCCATACAAGATTGTAGATGTTGCAGACATTCCTACAGACCGTACTTTTAGAAATGCTTGGGAGTATCAAGAATGATTGTTATTAACTTAGACAAAGCTAAGGCTATTACTAAAGACAAGCTAAGAGCTGAGAGAACTCCTTTGTTACAAGCTCAAGATGTAGCATTTCAAAGAGCTTTAGAGAGTGGTGCAGATACTGCAGCTATCGTAGCTGAGAAACAAAGACTAAGAGATATTACTTCTTTAGCTAATACTGCTACAACATTAGAAGAATTAAAAGGTATTACACTATGAGTCTTAAACTAAATACTGCATCAGGCGGTTCAATAACCTTACAAGAAGCAGATACAGCTAGTAACTTAACAATTACTTTACCAGCAGTAGATGGTACTGCTATGGTTAGCGGTAATATGCCAGCGTTTAGTGCTTATGCAAGTGCAAATCAAAACATTACAAGTTCAACTTGGACAAAAGTAACTTTCGATACTGAAGAATTTGATACTAATTCTAATTTTGCTTCATCAAGATTTACACCAACTGTTGCTGGTTATTATCAAATAAATGGTGCTACAAACGGTGGTAACAGTGCAACTATGACTAGGTCAATGATTCAAATTTATAAAAATGGTGGTGGATATAAGTACGGTGCTGATTTAAGCCCAACTGGTTCAAATGGTGGAACAACAGTTTCTTCTATTGTTTACTTAAATGGCTCTACTGATTATGTAGAAATTTACGCATTTATAACAGGAACAGCACCTAGTATTTTTTCTAATAGTTCATTAGTGTATTTTAATGGCTCAATGGTAAGGGGTGCGTAATGTTTGAAAAACTTAAATCTTTATACCCAAGT